TCTATTATTTTACCACTAGAATCATATACGGAATCTAATGGTCCTGATAATCTCCATTTGATATTTTGAATTATCCAATATGGATTTAGTTTTAATTCGTTATATGTATCCAAATTAATTTCATAAACAAACCCATTAGTATCATTTACTTTTTGAGTAAAGTATCTTTCAATAATTCCATTTGAATAATTATCATCCGTTGGAATTGGGACAATAGTTCTAGGAATATCCAAAGAATATATTTGTTTATTTTTAATTAAATCTTTATACATTTGTTTTGGGTTTTTCTTTTGCTTTTGAATTTATCATATATCCCGCTTCAATTGTAGTTTTCCAACCATTTGCATCTATACCTTGCTTAACATTTGTTATTTGAAAATATCCATTCTCATTGTAAATTTCAGGTACACCATCTATGTGGAAATATTCTCCACAACTAAGACCTGCCATTCCATCTATTGCCAATGTAATATCCAAATAAGTTAAAGCACTTGTATTTTCTTTATCTTCTGGAAGAGTTATGTGTTTCTGTATTATAGCTGCATCCGTATATATGTAATTTGTAGTTAATGATTTTGAATCAGTAGGATTCTTTTTAAATCTTACAAAATTCTTACTAAGAACTTCTGCAACGTTTTCAACTTCTTCTTCACCTTCTTTTTTTGGTGGTGGGGCTTGTTCAACATTTGCAGTTTCTTCAATACGTTTATTCCATGCATCACTATCTTTTACAATTTGTATTTCAACTGCGTTTATAGAGTAATATTTATCTGCATTTTTTGCAAAAGATAAATCAGCATGCGCATAGGGGTCTTTTACTGGTACTTTGGAATCGGATGGTACGAGTTTTTGAGAAGATGCAATTGCTAATTGAGAAGCATACAATGCTTGTGCTTGCATCAATGTGCTCAATTCCATATTAAAAGAAAATTCTTTTACAATTGAATTTAATGCTCCAATTTTAAATCTAAAGACTTTTTCATTAGGTATTGTTGGTTTTTTTGCATTAAGTTTTCTATCAATTATAGTTAAAGGTCCTCCATCCTGTCCATCATCTGATTTTGATAATTCCAATTTACACAATCCAAACATATTTGCATTTATTGTATCAAATATCCCATTTATAATATCTGCACCTGTGTATGCTCTATTATATACCGATACAAATGTGTTATAATTAAAATACATATTGTATAAATTACCAGTTGATGTTATTAATTCTATTGCGTTACCCAACCCATCATATACAGTAAATGGGGTTTTTTCATCTGATAAATTAAATTGTCTACCATGAATTAAAGCGTCTTGTTTTTCTCCTTTCGGGTCTAATATAATAATATCTTTTTTCTTAGCATCCTGTGATTTACCTATAAATGGCAATTTGCCAGGCAATATAAAATCAGTTGTTGGTGATATTATTATTGGACTCGATGTAACAGGTATTATTGGTTTTGTTCCTGCTTTATCTTCATAATAATAATATCCAATTACTTCTTTGGATTCTTTATATACTCGCATTTCAGCAATCAATTTCAAAATAAGTCTTATTGAAATATATGGGTCTTTTGAAAATGAAGTATCTTTTTGAGTTACGTTTATAGCACCCCAATTAAAAAATTCGTTTTCCCATTCTTTTTGATTATTAAAAAATAAATCTTTAAGTGTGGGATTACCTAAATCCGCTGTCAATTTATTTACCCAAGTTTGATATGGACTTTCTTTTGGTGCGTCTCCTTTTTTTGGTGTTTTATTTGAATCCTTTGATTGTTTTACTGGCATCCATAATTGAAGTTCATTTCCTGCTGATAGTTCTAATGTAACATCATATGTACCATCTGCTGCGGGTTGGAATGAAAAACTAGAAACAACTCCTGCCATAAAATCATAATTACCATCTGTTCCTTCTAATGTCTTCAAATACTCACCTTTTGCAATTTTATAACCATCATCTGCCCGCGAATATATTTTAGAAAACTTTGCTATATAATCAGTATGAGATTGTTTAGCAAACATTCTAGTAGTTATATCTAAACTTAATTTTTCTCTAATACCTACATTCCAACCATACTCTAAAACTATACGCATACTTGGTCTTAAAAAAAACAATTCGAACATTTCTAATTGTTTTAATGTAAATACCCTAATTTTTATGTTTGCGGTTTTTAATGTATTATTTCCACCATCTGTATCAATTTCTACCGATTCTATAATTGGCATTGAAACTCTTCTGTTAGTTTCACCTTCAACTTCAATGGGTTTTCCATCTAAATCATAACCAACTAATGTCTTACCTTGTTGATAATTTTTAAGTATATCGGTGGAGTTTGCTATAACACATCCTTTATAATCAAATGCATTAAAGTTTTGACTAGCATATATTGCCGATAAATCTTCTTTTGTTATTGTTTTTGTTACTACGGCGGCGGAACTTAAAACTACAAAGGGCATTAGTGTATTTAGAGCTTCTTTATTTTTTTCTCTTGCCTCTATTTTATCAGTTGTCCATTTTTTTAAGGGTGCTAAAAAAGGAAATCCCATAACTTTATTTATTTATTTTTTCAAAATCATTTAGAATCTTGACAAGATTGCCAGGTATTCTCAATTGCTTACCAGGTTCTATTGAATAGGATGCATCGTTTAGGTTGTTAGCAGTTGCAATTATCCACCAAAGAGTTTGGTCATTATAATATTTTGAAGCAAGTATATCTAATCTATCACCCGAATCTGATACGATATACATATCATCGTTAGATGCTTTTATTAGTGGATATATAACACTACCTAAATACTTTCTTTTAGTATCGGTTGTGGTTAAATTACTTGCGTATGAATATCTACTTGCCATTATTTATTTTATTGTTGCATATTATTATAACCACCACCATTTAAACCAGTATATTCATTTAATTGCCCTTCGGTAAAACTTGGGGGTAATGGTGATGATGCAGCTGGTTTTTCAGCAGGTTTTGGCTCTGTATAATTTGAATTTAGAGGAATTGGTTCTCTTGTTTCCGTTATATGTGGAAATTGCATTCCATCAAAATTGTACCTGTATGTAGATGTTCCATTAACTGTTTCTGTTGTATGATTTTCAATTATTTTAATACTAATAGATGCTTCAATTACAGATGGGTATAAAGATTCACTTTGGTTAAAAATAGATGAACCCTTATCTTTTCCATTATATGCAAAATTAGACCAAGTTGTAGTATCTTCTACGTTAAATGAAAGTGATTCCATATAACCAAATACATTTTTATACATATCACCCAATGATACTTCAAATAAATTAGGAGAAAACGCGTATTGAGCAGTTCCTTTACTTTCACCATATGTTATTTCAGATATAGCTTCGTATGGGAATGCTAATGATTTAAGATAATTTATCTTTCTAATCATTGCCCATTTTTCAACTTCTGTAAAATAGTATAGTTTTAAGTTAAATTTTAAACTTCTTTCTACCCCACCATATCTATATACTTTAAATGGAGAACCAATGTATTTAAAACCACTCCATTCAGGTGTAATATCTTCCGAAATACCTGTTACTGCTCCTACAAATGGAACTAATGTTTTATTACCATATTTTTTAAACAAAACAATTACTTGATTTGCATTTACATATGGTTTCATTTTTTCATTATATTCTGCTATACTTTCAAAACCTGTTATTCTTTGAATTTCGGAATTTGCTGCATCCCAATTATCGTTTGGTTGTCTTTTTACTAATTCGGTAGAAACATATTCATCTCTACCCGTTCTAGTATTTTTTAATTTTTCGTATGTTTCGGCATATTTACTATTTGTTACTGTATCCGCTACCGTTCCACCATCAACAGGACCATATACAAACTTTGCTTTTTCTTTTAGATTTTGTGCAGCAGATTTAAGTGCTTTTCCTCCACCCAATTTATTGATTCCTTTTATTGCTTGATTAGCAATAGTTCCTGCGGTAGTTGAACCACCTGGTGCACTTTTACCAAATAAAGGGGATAATGGTCCAACACCTGGAATACCTGACGGTTCTCTTTTTACATAATAATTAGTTCCTGCTTCAACTGAACTTTTTAGTAAACCCTCTGTTACTCCTAATATGGATACAGGTTTATCAAAGAATGTTTTACCTTTGTATATCGTATCGGATGGTCTATCTGCACTACCACCTATAATACCTGCCAATTGCCCACCGATTGCATCACCTATTGCATTGGGTGAAGATGCTATTAACGCAGCTGCTCTTGGTGGATTTACTAAACCACGACTTTCTATACGAACTATTTCATTATCGTATAAATCTTTTTGTTGGCTCTTAAATAAGTCTGCTATTGTAGGCATTTATAGTCTATTGGTTTACTATAAATATTAGTTATTCAAATTTATCGTATGTTAGTAACTTACACCCGCCACCCCATATTGCCTATTAGCCGTATTTAATAATGAGTTTGCTACCATTTTTCCATTTATATTTGTATTTG